CGCGAAGTTCTCCTGTTAAAGAATTGAACACTTGGTTCGTGAAACCCTGAAGAAATTTAGGGAGACACGAGTTTCTTGACCGACTAAACCCGGTGAAGAGCTCAGGTAGCCAAACCCCACTCTCGATGCTTCTCTCGAAGCACTTTGAGAAATCGGGGAGGGTAATCGTGAAAAACGACAGCCCTTCGTGTTCAGCGCGTGATCTAATAGTTATTAGGTCACGCTTCGTGGAGGTGTTACACAGCATGCTGGCATCCGCCAACAGGCTTGCTAGGACATCCGTAAAGGATGTGAGGAGACGTTTTCGGCTCTTCATGTGCTCCCGTTAAGGTAGCGCAATCCTAGTATACATGCTTGCAGAATAGCTGACCAACGTGCTAAGCACGTCCCTCTACTAGATACTAACTGATACCAAGCTGAGGAAACAAGAGACATCTAGTCCAGCCTTCGGAGTCGCATTCTAGGCAATAAGCTTAGGATTTGACTTAACCGATTGCTGTATTCAATGTAACTTGCCCCGTTTATTGACGGGTATGAAACCCCAACTTGGGGGTCAAGAGATTTAGGTCTCTTGTCCCAGAACTTTCAGTGTGTTCGAAAACGAACTAGCTGAGAGCCAATCAGTAAGTGCATTGACAACGTACTTAACCTCAGTATCACTAAAGGCAGTCCCAACAGAGGGAATGTCAATAATGAGCTGTACTTTCACCGATTGCGTAATGCTAATCGATGAAAAAGGTGTAGTGCTCTCCTTTGTCTGGATAGCTTCTACTAAGTATCGTTGCCTTTTGCCGATCTGCTTAGATAGTCTCAAAGAAACGAGGCCATCGGCTTTTCGATATATAGAGGCATTCTCTCCTCGCGAAACTGCGGGAAGAGACTGCGCCACCGTGTTAATGGTGAGCGATTGTGGGTCAGCAAACATGTATACGTCTCCGTTGTGTTTGGGGGCTTATTCCCCCGGTGAACTACCATCACTGGGCTAAGTCGTCACTACAAAAGTAGTGATATCCCTAACGCAGCTAAGATAGCAATTTTGAGAGGGGTAAGTTCCCCTCCCGCGTCCAAACCAAAAGGATCAACCTTCTTCCTTACCTTCGTAACATAGTTACGGGATAAAGAAGGATGAAGATTACCTTCTGTCGAGGTCTGCTCGTACATACGTGAGGTTTCCCCCATGATGTACGCGTATTTACTGACTTGCCGATCGGCAACCGAGTCAGTGAGGTTGTGAACAACATCACTGACATTGGAAAACCAATCGATAAGCCAGGTCCACGGCAGCGCGTCCCAGAGATCAGCAGGAGAAGGGACTCCTCCTGCCAGCTTCGCCAAAGTTCGGCGTCGATTCTCGGGAAAACGGAGATCCGTCATGTAGAAGATGAACTCGCCAGAAAACTTAATCTGTCGACTCACCGTCCACCTTTCGGAAGACATTACAGCTGAGGGATTGTAGGGAAGGTTATTATAACCTCCACCACTAACATTCCACATCTGCAATTCACCTGGGTGTTCT